GCGCAGTCCAACGCTTCGAAAGAATACACAAAAAGACATTTAACCCCAATAGTACTATACAACTACGACAGCTTTTCTTTGAGATTATTGGATTAAAATCTAAAAAGAAAACTGCAACAGGAGCATTGAGTGTTGATAAAGAAGTTTTACAAACTATTGATCACCCTCTTGCTCATGCTGTTCTTGATTTGCGAGAAAAAACAAAATTATCTGGAACCTATATATCAAATATTGTAAAAGGTATTGATAAAGATGGTAGGCTTAGGAGTGGATTTAATATTCAAGGTACTACCTCCGGTCGTCTTTCAAGTTCTGGTAATTTAAATTACCAAAATATTCCACGAGATAATAAAGATATTAAAAAGTTATTTCGTGCGAGAGACGGCCATAAAATTGTTCAATGCGACTTAGGAACAGCTGAAGTCTACTATGCTGCTGTTTTAAGTAAAGACAAGTTTTTACAACAAGCATTTATTGATAAACTTGATTTTCATTCGTATGTTGCAAAACAAATGTTTAATTTGTCTGGAGAAGTTAGTGATGTTAAAAAATATTATCCAAATGAACGACAATATGCAAAAGCTATTACATTTGGAATAATGTATCAAGCAGGTCCAGCAAAAATTGCGGAAACAGTAAATAAAGACGCTGCAGAAGGAGAAGAAATTACAAAAGCACAATCTTCTCAATTTATTAACAAATATTTTAGAGAGGCAAAATCCCTAAAGAGGTTTATTGATGAATCTAATAAACAAATTGAAAATTACGCTTTTATATACTCTCATTTTGGTCGTAAACGTAGGCTGCCAGAGTCTAAATCCCCAAATAAAGGAGTTGCATCCCACGCTATTAGGAGTGGTGTTAACTTTTTAGTTCAAAGTGTTGCCTCTGATATTAATTTATTAGGAGTTATTGATCTAATAAACTGGATACAAGATAAAAATTATGAAAAAGATATATTACCTTTTACAGTAGTTCATGACTCAATTGTTAGTGAAGTACGTGAAGATTTGATAGATGTATATATAGAAAATACAAAACGGTGTATTCAAAAAGATAGAGGTTTATCTATTCCTAACTGCCCAATTAAAGTTGATTTTGAAATTGGTCCCAGTTGGGGAGAATTAAGTGACTATAAGTAGAAATTGTAATGGCTGTACTGCCTGTTGTTACAGTTATTCTATACCAAATTTTAAAAATAATAAGATTTTTTGTAAATATTTAAAAGATACTCCTCCTATTTTTACTATGAGAAGTAATGTAAAAGAAGAATGGAAAAATTATAATAGTAATTGCTCAATTTATAATGATAAACCTACTATGTGTAATGCATTTAAATGTGATTGGTTATTAGGTTATGGAGAAGAAAAAGATATACCTAAATTAAGTGGTCTTATATTTGATAGTAATCGTATAACAGAGTTATGGGATGGTGCTTTAAGCAAAGATTTAATTACAAAAATGTCAAACCAAACAGGTAAAAAGTATAAAATAGTAAGAAAAAGATATTTTATACCAATGTTAGAAGATAAATGAATAAATTCTCTAAAATCGCATTTCCATTTTTTGGGTTTAAAGAAAAACCGTATGAAATAAATATTACATTTGACAGAATAGAAATTAAAAAACATAAAGATTCACACTTTGAAACCGTTGATAATAAATATTTTATAGGTGATTATTTTAATAGATTATTGCAAATGAATCCTCGTACTAATTTTGATTACACTTGTAAAAATGTTGAAGAAATTTTAGTGTCAAAAGTAAAATGGGGACTTGATAAAAATGCGATAATCCATGATCTATCTAAAAAAGATACTTTTCCTGCTAGAGATGTAAAAATAAAAAAAGTAAAAGATAATTTAATATGGCTTGAAAAAGTATCTTATCCGTTTAAAATAAATACAGATCAAATTCTATTTATCGAAGATGTTCTGTTCGCAAGAATTATTTATATAAATAATGAATGGTATCTCAAAGAATTTTTAATGGAGCCAAAAACAAAAAACTATGAACGAATATAATATAATCTCTCTTGCAGATATTCTTGAACAAAGATTAAGAAAAGAACAAGAGTTAAAATTTTATGAAAAACAGCTCGAAGAACTTCAACAAAAAATGTTTTTTGTAAAAAAAGATATAGACGTTACTAATTTAGTAATTGAAATTATAAATGATGAATCTAGAGATATTCTAAAGGTACTAAGAGAAGATAAATTCTTATTAGAACGAAAAAATGAAAGCTAAAGTAAAAACTCTTTATATATCCAATAAAATTTATATGAAAAAAGATGAAGTAGAAGATCATAATGATTTAATTTCGCTTTTTACATATAATAATGGTGATGAAATTCTTACGACATTAGGAGAAAGTCCTACTCATTTTGTAGTTCCTAGTAATAGTTATCATAAATTACAATGGGATAATGTTGTTGATACAAGAAAATATGAAGAAGCTAATACTGAAATGACTTTTTCTGGTAAACTTCGTTGGGAACAACAAGAGGTAGTAGATAAATTTTTTAAAAAAGGCAGAGCAAGGAGCGGTATTATACAAGCTCCTTGCGGTTGGGGAAAAACTTATACTGGTTGTAATATAATTGCAAGAAATAATATTAAAACACTTATAATGGTGCATACAAAACTTTTATTTAGACAATGGATAGAAGAATTAAATCATCAAATACCTAATGTAAAAATAGGAAAAGTAGGAGATGGATTTTTAGAAATAGAAGATATAACTGTAGGTATTTATAAAAGTGTATTTAATAATTTAGCACAACTTAGAGAAGCATTTTCTATGGTTATTGTTGATGAAGCGCATTTATGTCCTGCTGATTTATTTTCTACAGCATTAAATAATTTAAATGCAAAAATTAAAATAGGAATTACAGCAACTCCAAAACGTAAAGATGGAAAACATGTATATCTTTCAGATTACTTCTCTCCGTTTTTAGTTCCTGCAAGAGACCCCCGAAAATTAAATGACCCTTCTGTTAGAATTATACAAACAGATATACGTTTTCCTGTTATTGACCCTAAAAGAGATTGGTCACGACAAGTTAATAAACTATGCTCCAATGAGCAATATTTAAATTTAATTGCTAAAGAAGCAATATCCGCAATAGCAAATCGTAGATGTCCTCTTATTTTAGGTGAAAGAGTACAAATGCTAAAAGATTTGCAAAAATTAATTCCAACAAGTATTTGCTTAATAGGTGAAACAGATGAATCAACTAGAAAAGATGTTCTTTCTAATGTCGGAGGAAAATATAAAGCTGTGTTATCGACTAAGCTCTTTGATGAGGGCATTAGTTGTCATAGGTTGGATACATTGTTTCTCACTTGTCCTAATAATAATCCTATTAAGCTTGAACAGCGAATTGGTCGTATCATTCGTGAACATGATGATAAGCAACTTCCACAAGTTGTAGATTTCTGGTTACGAGGACCAATTGTTAAACGTCAACAAGAGAATAGAATGAAGTGGTACACAAGTCGTGGATATTACATATTTTAATTGGTACGAAATCTATCAGGCAGCACGAAAAGACCCTGCTGCAATAATAATCTTGACATATGGACTAACAAAAGATTATAATGAAGCTATATGTTGGAGATATGGTAAATCTCTTTTAAATCTTCTTAATATACATCATATTCCATCTTTTATGTTTCAGTCTGGTTTATTAGAAGCTAGTCAAGGAAGTATTTATTCTACTTTTGAGACAAAACAAACACAAAGTTACATTAAGAATACAAAATTTTTAAGATATAATGTTGCTGCAAAATTTAAAGTAGATTATATAAAAGCATTAAGTATGAGAAGAATGTCTGATAAGTCAGACAAAATACAAAGAGAATATATAGAAGGCGAAATTGATAATCCTTTTTTAACTTATGATGAAGATTTTATTTATTTTAGATACGAGTCTCTGGATACAGAGAAAACATCCTAAACACAGAACTAACGTTCAACAAGGAGGATAAAATGGTAGCTTGGGATAAAGCTAAAGGAAAACAGAATACCGGACAACGTCGCGAAATTCAACGAATGAGTTTAGGTATCGGAGATAATAAAGTACGTCTTATTGGAGATGTAATGCCCCGTTATTGTTATTGGGTTACAACAACGGAAGGCAGGAAGATGCCCGTAGAATGTTTAGAGTTTAGTCGAGAGACAGAAGGCTTTGATAATTCAGCACCTAACCCTTTTAAAGACATTGATGAAGCAGTATATTCTGATAAACCTCAATTTTCTTATGTTTGTAATGTCATTGATCGTTCTGATGGACAAATCAAATTATTTGATTTGCGATCAACTATTTATAGTCAAATTGTAGACTATGCTTCAAACCCTGAATATGGTAATCCTGCTGATACAGATACTGGATATGATATTACAATTAAAAAAGAAAAAACCGGACCACTTCCTCAAAATGTAAAATATACATGTATTCCTGCTAGGGCAAGTGTTGCTCTTTCAAAAGAAGAACAAGCTCTTGAATTATTTGATCTTACTAGGATATATAAACGTCAAAATTATGACGAACAAAAAGAGTGGTTAATGCAAAATACTGCTTATTTTGCCGGTGATGCTGGCGATGAGTTTAGAGCAACAGAGGAAGTTGACGACCTATCATGAAGAAGTCATTACAAGATTTAGTGACTCCTACTGAGGATGAAAGCCCCGGAAATAGTTTCGGGGCTTTCACTGACGTTGAGTCAGGACAGGCTAAAATTGATTTAGATAAATTAAGAAACTACGAAGTATTTTTTGCAACTCCTTGTTATGGTGGAATGATAACAGACCAATATTTCCTGTCTATGTTTAAACTATCACAAGCATTTATGCAATACGGTATTTCTTTTAGAATTACCACTTTAAGAAATGAAAGTCTTGTAACTCGTGCAAGAAATATTCTTTCAGCAATGTTTATGGAAAGCACTGCTTCTCACTTATTTTTTATTGATGCAGATATTGAGTTTGATGTAGACTCTATTTTAAGAGCACTTGCATATGATAAGGATATCCTCGCTGCTGCTTATCCAAAGAAAGCGTTGCCTGTTCAATATGCAATTAATTTTAAATTTCTTGATCCTGCTACAAAACAAGTAAAAATTGAAAACGGTGCTGTAGAAGTATTAGATGCATCAACAGGATTCTTCTGTATTAAACGACGAGTTTTTGATAAAATGCGAGAAGCATATCCTGAACTACATTATAGAAATGATTCTAATATAGATGAAAAATTTCATAAATATTGTTATTCA